ATAAAGTCCGATGACGTCCCAGTTTCTTCTTCACAGTATCAGTTGCCTTCTTTATTAGAGGTTTCAAAGCCCTCAGAATCAAATCCGCTAGGGGTTTTGCAAATAGGGCAGACGCAGTAGCAACAGTTGCTATGACTGCTGTGGTCGTAACCACGTTAGTCGATGGTAAAAATTTTTCAATAGCAGTAGTAGGTTCATATAATACTATACAGTTAGTTCCTTGGAGTTCATGACCACTAACTTTTTCATCTCCACTTTGAGATAGATCACCCACTCTTGGTTGACCTGGTGCAGGACATGGTTGTTCTTCCTCTGTTACACCTCCTGTATCTGGAACCTCTGGTGCACCTGGTGGTTCTGGTGGGGGTATAACATCAGGTGGTGGTGTTTCAGTTATTATTGTCATCTCTTCTGGTACATAGTCCATCGCATCATAGGATGGATACTGACCGTCACATAAAACAACAGTCCCATCACTGTCATCTTCGACAAGTGAGGGACTTTTTCCTTTGTCTTCTGGGTGTGCTTCTACACAACCTGGTATATCAACTATCGGTTTTCCAATATTTACTGTAACTGGTACGTGAATGACAGGTACATTAGGTGCATTGAATACACCTATCTCTGGTATGTTTAGTGTCCTAACATTTACGTTAGGTATTTCAATGTCATCCACTTAGTCATTGCCAAAACTCATCCAATATATCTAGGGATTTATTGAGGTACTCATTTGCACCTATACATTCCCACTTACCTTTCTCTCCGATCTCACACTTGTAGTGCAACTCTCTCTTCAGTTGCATCAACTTGCTAGTCATCGCAACCTTATCTAATCTACCGTTCATCTAGTCCTCCTTGATACAATACTCAGCAACGTGAGGAGCATTGAATCCTGTCAGGTCTTCTCTTGCTTGCTTGATTGCATTGTATGCATCGTCAGCATACTCACAGATCTCATGGAGTCCGTTATACTTATCATGATAACCAATAGTATAGTGAGACATTAGTTTAGTTAGATACTACCTACTAATTATCTCAGAAAAGTATTCGATTACACCTTTTTACTAGGGTTTGCAGATATTGTCACGGGACCCTGTTCTAACCTTATTATCTGATGTGGTGTTGCTTGGGATGCTTTTTCTATAAGCATTTCTATATCCTTCTTGCTTATGTTAGCATTACCACCACCTTCATCTTTCTTTTTCTTACCTCCCGTTTGAATTCCAAAAGTAGCTGTGACCCCTGTGAAGACCGAAGCTATGAAAGTTGGATCAATCTTATCTTGTTGCCAACCTGGTATTGTGACGTAGTTCAAAGTTAAGATTGCTCCCGACCATACTAATATACCAAGGCGAACAAATGTACTAAGGATAGCGAGTTGCTCCTCTTTATCCTCTGCGAAATCTTTTAGTTTACCTAAAGGACCTTTTTTCTCATCCTTTTTTTCCATTCTAAAACTGCTAGGCAGTTTTATTTATAATTGTGCAGGAGGTGTAGGTAGACTTGGCATTGCTGGTCCTGTCATCTCTGGTAGATCAACACTAGGAAGTGATTCAGTAACGCTTCCCATCACTGACTCCATTACTTTTTCTTTGATGTCACTAATGATGGCATCCTTTCTGATGAACACATAACCTGCTGTACCAACGACAGCAAGTGAAACTGCACCAGCGAATAGTGCTGCTGCATTAATTACTTTTTGCATAAGAATCCTCTGCTAGTTTACGTAGATAGTCTTGGAATGCTTCCTCTATACCTTTGTTAGTAGGGTTTCCTAGATCTACCCATAGGGTGCAGAACTCATAGACTGCACGTGTATGATCTGCTAAGTGGTGTTGCAATGATCTAAAGACTTCTGCCCTTAGTAACATTCTCTCGTCTGAGTAACGCCAGTCATCCATATCAGCTTTGTGATCTGATAAAGTTTTCCGCGTCCAAGACAACCAGTGGTTTTTTTCCATTTTTCTTCATTACAAGAATAGGTTCATAGTCACCAGAGTTATCAATTGCTTGTTGATAAGCATCCCAAACGTTCAACTTCTCTTGGTTCTTACATTCTATACTGTAAGGAAACTTTTGTCTAGCATCTCGTGCCATTATCAGGTCTTCACCACCTGCACCCATACTCCTCGACTCAATATCCTCAGGGTGTACAGACCTATGCTCAATAAGCATATCTCTTACCCACTGTTGTAGTTTCCTACCCTTTGCTTTCGCGCTCTGAGGCTTCATACTTTAATAAATCCCACGTATGTTTATAATCAAACACATAGTATGTAGCACCTATTTTCTTTTCTCTAATCTTCGATGCTAATAGATGATCATTACCACCAGGATCCATCTTATCTCCAAAGAATTTTACATCACGATCAAAGTCTCTGAGTATCTGACTCTTATCTCTACCATGTGGTGCTATGTCTAGTCCTGTCTCACCACCAACAGTAGCATAGAGGTCAGGAAATCTATCGTTGAATCTTCGAGCGATCTCTTGTCTTTCATGCTCATCCTTATCCCATGCCTTATATACTTCTCTCTCTGACCAGTTAGCACCTCTACCTAAGATACTAAAGTTGATACAACCAGGTCTTTCCTCTATGTGTGTGCCAGTTCTTATAGTAAACTGACTATAATCTAATTCATCTTGTAAGAACTGTCTTACTTTGTCTGATGGTGTCCAATCATCTCTGTAAACATTACGATCCTGTTCATATACGTCACTACCAGAGCAGTTATATACTCTCTTTGCTCTATTGTATATGTCAAGACCTAATTGTTCCACTGTTTTTTGCCTGTCACTACCAGTAACAAGATAAACATCATGCTTACACTCAAACTTGAGGAAGTATGCCATGAAGTCTAACTTCATCTGCTTCCTAGCAGGAGTCAATGTACCATCAACATCAAAGATGTATTTCATAATCTTGGGGTCAAAACTTTTATAATATCGTCAGCAATCTGACGATGCCCTTGTGGGTTTGGATGTCCTTTGCTCAGTCTAGCATACTTATACCCTTTTGAAAAGAATAAATCATAATCCATAGAATAAATTTGGGGAGATGAATATATTAGAACGAGTGGTTTACCTAGTTCAGCAATGAATGACCTGATAGTAAATCTGTATATCTTATCTTTGAGGTTGAGATATTTTTTACTTAGTGCCCAGTCTGGTTTATGTCTTTTCCATGCATGTGCTAGTTCAGAATAGTACTCTTCTCTTTGAAAAAATGGTAATTCTATAACAAAAGCATCAAAGTCTTTGATATCAAACTCAAGTTGTCTATACTTACCAGTAAATAAGTGTCTTAGGACTGTGTTAGCAGCAGCACCACCCTCTGATATATTGAACTCCTCTGCACCATAATGATCAGAGACTAACTTAGAGAAGCGACAGTCAAGAGAATGACCCTCTTCATCAAGTCCTCCTCCGTATGTCCAAGATGCACCATCAAAATATATTTTCATTTTTCATTCTCCTAATAATTTCATCAGCAATCTCCTTGTTACCTTCAACATTTGGATGTCCATCAGGGAAACTGGTGAACTTTGTCTTAGGAAGATTGGTGGTTTGATTAGGATCCTTGAAGTTCATATGATAATTCATACGACATTCTCTAGCTTTTATAACTGTAGACCAGAACACAGGTTTACCCAACGCTTTTAGGTGTGAGTCTATGCTTCTGAATGTTACCTTCTCCTTTATTCCTCCACCCTTATCGCTGTATATTCTCTTCAAATAATAATCAATCCAGTTTTCTAGGTCAGGATCTATCTTTCTAAGTTCCTCTTTCCTCTTATATGCTTTGAACTTATATCTCCTCCAATAACCTTTCATATCATCAAACCACTCACCTCTAGATGGGTAAGTAGTTTGTATAAAAAAGCAGTCATAACTTTCTAACTCATCATAATTTTTGACGAAAAAATTTCTGAGTATTGTTTCGTTAGCAGCACCACCAATAGCAAAGTTATGTACTTCTGCATTGAAATGCTCACCAATATGATGTGGCCATATCAAATCCTTATATTCTTCATAACCATACTTCTTGAACCCTCCACCAGCAGTGAAGGAACAACCATCAAAATAAAATTTCACTTTTCAGCAGCGTATAATGCAAATGTAGAAGTAGTTATAACAGTCATCATGTTAGCAATATGTTGTTTAGTCTCTGAGTTACACTCTCTACCTGGCATGAGACATCCATGTATAGTAGCAGCAACTATCAGTAACTGTGTTACCACTACTACTTGTATTAGGTTTATAATTCTACCTTTCAAACAAGGGGTTCCATCTCTATTCAGAGGTGGATCCCATCTACCTCTAGAGTTTGAACCCTGAGAACGTGTCCTTCTTGACGTCTTGTTTGATTCCTCCGACGACATAACTTTCTACCTCTGTCTCTTGTGGTGCAACCTGTAAACCTTTAGATGAGATCCAATGCTCTGTCCAAGGTAGTGGGTTGTTCTTTATGGGTGCATCATATATAGGATCTAGTCCAATCGCTCTCATCCTTTTGTTAGCAATCCACTCAACATATTTGATGAGTAACTTGTCATTGAGTCCTATCATACTACCATCTTTGAACAGATACTGTGCCCATTCTTTCTCTTCATTCACAGCATTTCTAAACATGTCAATGACAGTTTGCTCTTCCTCCTTCATAATCTCTAGCATCACAGGGTCGTCTCCCTTCTGCCATGCTTTGATCATCTGTTGTGTCAGTACAGTATGTTGGTTTTCATCTCTGGCAATGAGTGATATAACTTTTGCAGACCCTTCCATGAGCTTGAGTTCGCCAAAAGCAAAAGAGCAAGCAAAGCTAACATAAAAGCGGATCCCCTCAAGAATGTTGACATTAGATACAGCAAGGTAAAGTTTACGTTTCAATTCTTTTTCTTCTGAAGAAGCATTAGCACTCTGCCAATCTGGTCTCCACCAGTTGCTCTGACCATACTGCTGTGCTGCATTGATGAAGTCATCGTATGCTGCTGTCACTGACTTAGCACGAGACAATATCTTCTCATCATCCAGTATCTTATCAAAAACCTCAGATGGTTGAGGATAAACGTTCTTGATAATATAAGTGTAAGATCTGCTATGGATCATCTCCATAAACTGCCAGACATTCATAGCACCTTCTAACTCAGGCAGTGCACAATAGGGTGCAAATGCCATGCCAGGTCCTCTACCCTGTACAGAGTCTAATAGTATCTGATACTTTAGATTACTTGTAAAGATATGCTTCTGAGTTTCATTCAGTGTCTGGTAATCACTACGATCCTTTTGTAGTGACACCTCTTCTGGTCTCCAGAAGTATCCTAACATCTGATTGGTTAGTTTATCAAAGACAGGATACTTATATGAATCATATCTTTGTACTCCCAAGGGTTTACCAAAGAACATAGGTTGTGTCTTGGTATCAACGTGTTCCTTATTGAACACAGTCATGCCTTGGATATTCATAGGTTTGGAATTAGTTCTAAATTGCACAGGATTCACAGTTCTCTTCTGTATTATTTTCTATTTCTGCTAGTAAATTCGCTGTTGATACAGGTTCCTCTATCTCATCACTCTTCATGTCGTGAGTGTTCTGATAGTAGGAAGTTTTCCAACCGTACTTATATGTGGTCAACAAATCTTGTGCCATAACAGACACTGGCACTTCATTGTTAGGGTAGTTCTCTGGATTGTATGACCAGTTACCAGATATTGCTTGATCAAAAAATTTCTGCATGACAGAAACCACATTTATATATCCATTATTATCTTTCATGTTCCATAACAAAGTATAATTATTTTTTAGTTTAGTATACTGTGGTACAACCTGCTTAAGAGGTCCTTTTTTTGATTTCTTAATGGACAGGTAGTCTCTAGGTGGTTCGATACCGTTTGTTGCGTTTGACACAACGGAACTGCTCTCCGATGGCATCTGTGCGGACAGTGTTGAGTGCCTAAGACCGTGGGTCTTGATGTCATTCCGTAAAGAATCCCAATCATGCTGATACGCTACCTCCGTAATTTCATCTACATCGCTCTTATATGTATCAATTGGTAATACTCCATTGTGATATTTGGTACGGTGAAAATACTCACATGCACCCTTCTCTTTTGCGAGTTGATTTGATGCCTTCAGTAAGAAGTATTGGAACGACTCAGTTAGTGTGTGAACTGCATCCCATGCTTCCTGTGAATCATAGTTGAAACCAAGTTTAGCAAGGTAATGTGCTAGACCAATGAAACCTATACCAAGAGATCTTCTTGCCTTAGTAGAAACCTCTGCTGCACTGATAGGATACTCTTGATAGTCAATGACTTCATCCAATGACCTGACTGCAAGGTCACATAGTTCTTGTAACTCTTTATCTGACTGTACTTTTCCTACGTTGACTGCTGATAGTATACACAATGCTATCTCACCTTCACCATCTATGTGTTGTAGGGGTGTGGTAGGTAGGGTTATCTCCTGACATAGGTTACTCATAGACACCTTATCAAGGAATGACGAGTGACTATTACAGTGGTCTATGTTCATGATGTATATACGACCAGTCTCTGCTCTCTCCTTGAGTATGTTTAGGAAGAGTTCCTGTGCTGAGATGGTAGTTCTGGGGATCGATTCATCAGATTCGTAACTGCAATATAACTCATCAAAACTATCGGTCCCAAAACTCTCAAACAAGTTAGGACAATTATGGGGAGAAAATAACGAGATTTCTTTATTCGAGATAAACCTTTCGTAAAAAAGTTTTGAGATTTGGATTGAGTAGTCAAGTTTTCTGACACGATTGTCCTCTGTTCCTTTGTTGTTCTTTAGTACAAGTATATCTTCTATTTCTTGGTGCCAGATGGGGAAGTGGACAGTCGCTGATCCACCTCTAACGCCATTTTGAGTGCAGCATCTGACAGTACTTTCAAACTTTTTGAGGAAAGGTACAACACCCGTGTGTTGTACTTCTCCGCCACGGATTTTGCTGTTGATGCCACGGATTTTGCCCGCGTTGATACCGATACCCGCCCTTTGTGCAACATACTTGCCGATAGCCATATCAGAACTAAAGATGCTATCGAGGGTGTCATCAATATCAACAAGAACACAGCTAGCAAATTGTCGAAGTGGAGTTCTGACTCCTGCCATGACAGGTGTGGGAATGTTGAGCTTGTGTTTGCTGATGCTGTTGTAGTATCTTTGAACATAACTGAGTCTCGTTTCTTTTGGGTAATTGGCAAATAATGTAGCAGCAATCATGATATACATTTGCTGCGGTGTCTCAAATACTTCACCTGTGCTTCTGTCTTGAACGAGGTACTTATCAAATACCTGTCTCAAACCTGCATAGGTAAAGAGATAATCACGTCCATGATCAATGAATGAATTTATTTCATCAACTTCATCATCAGAATATTTATCAAGCACTGTGGTGTCATACAGACACCTCTCAACGCACTCCTTGATATGGTTACGAATGTGTGGGATTGTCTCTAACTTACCATACAGACCCTTACGGAGGGCAAAGAGCATCAATCTAGCAGCAACGAACTGATAGTTAGGATTATCTAGACTAATAAGATCACTGGCAGATTTAATAAGGATGTTCTGTATCTCTGCGGTAGTGATACCATCAAAGAATTGTATCCCAGACTGTATCTCAACCTGCGAAGCAGAGACTCCTGCGAGTCCTTCACATGCACGTTCTGCCATGATGTGCATTTTTTCAAGGTTCAATGGTTCCGTAGAACCATTTCTCTTTACAACTTTTATACCGTTGCTCATACTTTTTTCCAAGTTTGTAATTTAAGTTTAGCGTTTAGACCTGTATATGTGTTTGATTCTAACAGAGAATTCACGTCGTGTCCAGCAAGCACCATATCATTAATGTCCTTTTCTCTGATATGTGTTGGAAAGATCACCACCTTATTGGATTTCTCGATGGATTGAGTAATCTTAGAGACGATCTCCCTGTTCCTTGGTTCGTTGTCGTAGACATAGGTAAATTTAAGATGATTATACCCGCTAAGATCCACGTCACTACCGCACATAGCAATGGAATTATCAATGAACGTTGAGTCAAATGGTCCTTCTGTGACATACACCTCTTTCGTTTCATCTATAGTATCAAACCCAAAGACTTTTGGGTGATCTTCTACCATCATCAGGGTCAAATATTTAGGTTGTACGAACCCATCCAGAGCACGTCCTTGAAACCCTATCAACTCCTTATTTGAGTCATAGAAGGGGATTACGATACGTGCATGATCATCACGAACATTTGTAAATGTTGGTTTGATAGTATTACAAAAATGTTTATACTTATCAGCGTATAAAAATTTCGTAGGGTCTAGTTTTCTTGCCTTTAAATAAGAAGATGCCCTAGCATTTGTAGATGCTAAAGGCAAGTCTAGTTTCTTTTTGAATACAGGTTTATTGATTATCTTCTTGAAGTCTGGTGCAGGAGCAACAGTTCCTTTACCAGTCAGTCCTTCCTTATATCTCTCAAAAACATACTGATCATACAGATTAGAGTCCTGATCCTTTAGAAAGTTAGTAAAAGATCTTGACAGACCACAGTTGTGGCATTTGAAATTGAAATCTGTCTTGACTTGATAGAGATATCCTCTAGTTTTATTCCTATTCTTTTTCGAGTCACCACAATAAGGACACCTGAACGTATAAAGATTGTTCTTTGTCCTTTTGAATTTACCAAGTCGAGCAGATACCAAACTTATATACTTGGCATCAATGTGAATCATTACAAAGGTTTAGTTTTCCCTTATGATAGCAGACGTCGTATTAGAGGTCAAGTTTCTTATAAAAAGTTGTCCAAGAGGTGAGACCACGAAACTTATAATGGTCAATGCTCCTGCTATAGTCCACATCTTCTTCTCTATCGTACGAAGACGTACATCTACCAGTCTAATATCTCTCTCACATCCCTTCTTGATATCATTAGCATGTCTATCTAACTTCTCATCAACCTGCTCTATCTTCTCAAAGAGCACTGCATCAATACGATCTTGCTTATCTAACTTCTCATTGTGAACAGCAAGCAACTGTCCCATCTTGACTGAGTTCTCTTGCAGGGACTCTACAATTCTCTCTAATCTTTCTAGTATAGCGTTATTAGCAGCATTACTTGGGTCCACTGTTTATCCACCTGCGACGTGAACCATGACCACCAGTAGCATACTTCTTCTTTTTCTTAGGTTTCATACCTTTATCATACCCTGCCACAGGACCTTCATCATCTGCCTTTGATGAGAACCCTGCCTTCCCTGTGTTACCAGGATCGGTAGTCATCATCTCTTCTCTTATGGTCTTCCAATCCTTCATTAGATGGCAGTAAGAATTACGTTCGCTTCCTTGTGTATAGGTATATCATCAAGACCAGTCTTTGGAAAGTCTGGTATCCTATTCAAAAATACTAAGAATGTTTTGATAAGTGACCAATACTCTTTGTCAATCTTATAGAAGAGTAGCGGTATGGCACCCTCATTAAAGACATTGAAGCATATGATCATGTGGTTCAGAATAAGATGATGTTTCAATTCACCTGATACCACGTACTTTTTCAATAACCTTTTGATATACTTGAATCTTTTTAGATCCTCCTCAAACTCCTCCATGGTGGAGGAAAGAGGATTTTCATAATGTTTGATAGCAAATATCACATAGTTATCATCATTTAATTCATCAAATTTCATTTAGATGTGTCGCCCGTTCTAGGCTTCTACTGTTATAGTTCCAGCAGCTGTACCAATTGCTACAACACTGGTAATTGTAGATGCAGTATTTGTTCCAGCATCCTTGATTGTACCACCATTCAGTGAAACTGGATCTGCAACGACCTTAAGTACATCAGAAGCATTTGTTGCAGCGTTGTTAGCAGCAATTACTTTTCTGAAAGTAAGTTCGTTTGTACCTGTTCCTGATAGGTAATCGCATGTAACATTTCTAGCGGATGCTGTTTGGTTAGTAACTAGGAACTGTGGTGTACCTGTTACATCAACTGCCTCATTAAATCTTACCAACATATCAATGTTACCACCATCTGACTTATCAAATGCTGTGGATTTAAATTCAATTTCTGTGATGTCAGCAGCACCTAGTGATACTGCTAGTCCACTGATAGCGACCAAGAGTTCAGGATCAGCATCGGTATTATCGTTACCTGATAATACAGAACCTGCTTCTCTTACCCAACCACTAGCGTTAGCAAAAACTTCCTTTTTCTCAACTGTTGTCAAGTTCTTTGGCTTTGACTCGTCTGAGTCACTAGCTCCCCATAGTGCCATGTGCTTTTCCTTGTTTTACGTTTTACTATTTATTATTTGGCTTTGATTGCAGCCGCCACTGTTGCAAGAAGTTTGTCATCCATATCAGTCTTTGTAAGCTTTACTGCTTTTCCTAGTATGATTAGACATACATCTATAAGTTTCTCACCCAATTCCTCATTGTCGGGTATCTTGTCTACTGCGTCTGTAATGACCTTAGTAGCAAATGGTAGTAGAAATGAAAACATAATAATCTTTCGTAGTTCCTAGTATATATCTAGGTAGTCACTTTAGATGTACTTTTTTTAGCCAATGGTAGTGGTAGGTTGAATTTTGTGCTCTTTCTAAACCTCTCATTACTCTTCTTTATAATATCAAGAGTCCTTATCGTAGGTGTAACAGAGGGAGTAGAATCATACATCTTAGGTGTAACATTTTCTCTGAATTCTTTAAATGATTTCATCTGAACCTCCTAGTAGCACACCTGTAAGGGTTGCTATTTCATACATTTTAGAGTGAACTGTTGCATCAAACACAGTTGACCACTGTGCTGTATCTTCAGTCGCTATCCAACATTGCATACTACCATATTGTGGTGATGGTATATTATCATCAAACCATGGGTCGTATGGTGTCTTGTCGGGTGCAGGATAGGTCATGTTCCTAATCCCTTACCTGATTTCATATTCTCCTTACTACCATACCTTGCTCTGGCATTTACATAAGACTTAGTGTCCTTACCATAACCCATTTCCTTAGTGTCTTTCTTGAGTTGTTGCTTCGCCTTATGTTTAGCAAGATACTTACCAACACCAGTAGACTTCTGACCCTTCACCTTCTTAGGTTGGTTACTACCCTTCCTCATTATCTGACCCTTATACTTTGATTTTACAGCATCAAGAGCAGCGTCCTTTACCTTAGGACCTGTGGGTTTCTTAGTACCACCTTTATCATAACCCTTTTCTTTCTTGTAACGAGTTGCTTCAGTCACCTTCTTGATTAGAGGGTTCTTACCTGCCTTCTTCAATCTGTTATATATCACTCGCTCTCTAGCATTAGTAATATCATATTCCTTATCACCCTTCAAAAGGTCACTCAATTTGTCTGGCATCTCTTGCAGACTATCTTCATTACACTTCCACTTACGAAGTGACTTATTGATTCTTGAATCAGGATCACTAGCAGTCTTCTTAGATGTTAGTTTCTTTTTCATTCCACTCATACGAGCACAGAATGATTTTTTTCTAGATCCACCACCTGGTTGTGGTGCTTTCAAGTCAGAGCCAGGATTCTCACGTTCGTAAGACTTACGACCCTTCTCATTCAGTCCCCCTGATGGAGACTTTCCAGACTTTTTTGTCCAAGCAGCCCCCTCTTTTACAGGTTTTACTCTAGTCTTACCAAGAATGTATTTTGGATCATTCTTCATTGCCTTCTGTGCATCTGACTCATCATTCTTATTGACATGATAAGTTGTCTTACCACCTTTCTTAGTGGTCTTATAATTTATTTTTGCTTTCTTTAGTTCTTTAGCTTCTTTTATACCAGTGTCTGTGTCAATCTTCTTTACAGGTATTTGATTCTTTAGTTTTGTTAGTGCCTTGTCTACGAAACCACGTTTCTTTATTGGATCTCCACCAGGACCGAACTTTTTTTCCTCATTTGCTGGTAAGAAACTAACATACTTCTGGTGCTCCTTATCTCTCATCCTCTTTGCTGCGATTGCACCAGCATCTCTTTTACCAACATAACTTGATGAGGATTTCTTATCTTTTTTTTTACGTTTGAAAGAGATTGCTTCAGTCTGAACCGACTCCCAATGAGATGGGTCTCCACCTGAGTTCCTTATCTTCTGTAAGTGCTGCTGCTTGTTTATATTAGGTGCCATGATTGGTTTGTTTATGAAATCTTTGAACTTTTTACCAACCTTCTTCATAGCAGCACCTACATTCTTGACTATGTTCTCAGGTACATACTCATCAGAAAACTTTACACGTCTAGACACAGGAGTTGTGGTTCCTGTTTTGTTGGTGACTCCCTTTGTTACTCTTGCATCACCCTTCTTCTTTGATCCACTCTTGAAATCTCTATGAGTTTTATTAAACTCTTTAGTACTCATGGTATGATACGCTTCTTTATCTTCTGTCTTGAATGCAGTACCCCTTACCTTATTAAGAGTCTTCTTCAAAACCTTCTTAGTACCATCCGCATTGAACTGACTGTTAGGTCCACCAGGTACATGTAATGGTGATAGTTTAGAACCATCATTAGTTACAGTAGTTTGTTCCCAGTTCTTTCTAACATATTCCTTACCACCAGCTCCTATGTCAGTGACCTTAACCTTGATGGGTCTATTGACCTTAATCTTTACAACACCCTTCTTCTTCTCAGTTATAACACCAAGACTCATTGGGTGTGTCTCTACTCCTTCTCTTTCCATGTGTTTGGTTACATAATATCCACCAACAGCACCATACTTTCCTTGTTTTCTAAGGTTATTTCTTTCTTTTCTTCTTTTTGCTGCTGCTCTTTCTTTTGCTGCTGCTTTGTTTTGTGCTTTACGAGCGTCTCTTTCTCTTCCTCTTTTTTCTGCTTCCTTGTCTATGTAATAACTCTTTTCCTCATTCTTAGCACCTATACCTTTCTTTCTCCTATTGATTTCTCTTTCTATTCTCTTCTTCATGAAGGAATTAGCAGGGGTCTGCTCCATACCACTAAATTTCTTATGGGCAGCAGAGAGTTTCTCATCACTCTGTTTTGCCATCTTAGCATCTTCACTAACAGATTCCTTTTTCATTTTCTTTTCAGGTAGTCCTTTATGTTTAGTAGATGCAAACTTCTTTGCATCTTTCTTTTTTATGCTGGCAGCAGTTCTGGCAACCTCAGGTGAGGTAGCTTTCGCCTCACCTTTTTGAGCCGCTCTAACCATCCCGAAGAATCTTTGTTGTTTTCGGGAGACTGCTTTTTCATCTAGCATTGAGCATCTTGAGTGCATCAGACTCTACTTTATCTAGTAGAGATTCCTTCTTACAATCAGGAACTTTCTTACCACCCTTCATCTTGGTACCAGTTGCAGTATAACCTTTCCAACAAGAAGGTTTATCAGGATCCATACCAACATTCTTACGTGCTTGCTTTAGACTCTCAAAAAATTTATCCTTTGATTCTGTCTTCATCTCAGGATTGATTTCAATCTTGTTCTTTACACCAGTTGTTTTGATATCTAACTTCTCACCCTTAGTTGCTTCAACCATCTCACCTTCTGGTTCGTAAGATGCTTTCTCTAAACCAACACCAGCCTTGTATAGTGGTTTACCTGTCAACTTATTCAACATACCTTTTTTGAAATTCTGGTATGCAGGTGTGTTTCCAGTCTTATCAGCAACGTTCACTGTATAAGGAGCTCCCTCTTCTACTGAACTAGGTGTACCATCTGCTTCATCTTCATGAGGTATAACGTTACCATCAGCGTCTGTCTTGTGGTGCTCAACTATTTCAAACCCTAGGTCTGCTCTCCAATCTTCCTTCTTCAACTTCGCTCTCTTTGCCTTAGTCTTAGCAATGACTCTATCTCTTGCTTCAGACGATGCTTTGTTAGGACCATCATATGCCATGGCACCTTTAGCAGTTCTAGGTGGTTTCTTCTCTTCTTTCTTACCAATCCTTACTTTACCATCTCCCTTGTAAAGTCCATATGCTCTACCCTCAGTACGAGTGTCTTTACCATCTGGTGTACCACCCTTCTTCTTTTGTATAGCGTTGTGAACTACACCAGCATGTTCTTTAGAACCGCTTTCAACCTTACCGTCACCATCGTAGTCTTTCTTTGCTTTCTTCTCATGCAAATAAGGTGATCTTAGATCATCGTATACTTGTGTAAATGGATTACTCATTACTTTCCTAAGTCTTATCGTATTATTTATCAAAAATCAAGTGGCAGGAATAGTTTGTCTACCTGTCTTGCTTCTGATATCCATGCTCTGAAGATTTCTTTGTTCTCATCAACGCATATAAGGTGGTTAGCACCACGTCTAAAAATCTGTCCCTGTCTATTATTAAACTCAATCATAGAACCATTTTTGAATATGTCTCCTGCTAAGTACTGTTCCCTTATAGTCCTCTCATCTACAGGTATAACATTCATCATAATATAATTGTATAGTTGACCATTACCCTTCAATGCTAACTCAGATATCTCTTTTGCTCTTGACGATCTAACTACTATATTGATTGCATCAAATCCGTGTTCGTATAATGACTGTAGTACATCATATATTGTCTCAGCATTTGCATCATCTACTATAGACTCTTGGATCTCCGGATATTTACCTTTGAAGTCTTCAATCTTTGTATCTCTGCTAGGGAAGATATAAAAATACTCTCCACCTGATACTTCTTCTACTGTTGCTAATATATTATCTGTTACATCATCCTTATCAAACTTATCAAAAGCAATCGTGAGTGGGTTCTCTCTACTTACTTGTTGTAATGCTGCTTTCGCCTGTCCATTAGCAGAGTTTGGATTAGGATTTGTATCTGATGCTTTACCAGTGGTTACTTTACTAGCAAGAGTACCTGCATCGTCACCTGATCCACGTTTAGCAACCGTTGCTGCTGCACTAGATCCAGCAGTACCCATCTCATCATCTTTACCACTACCACCAGAGAACATTTTGAGTTCACCTTTGACAGTCTTTGCTTTTAGATTACCTTGTCTGTCGTACCAGTCTCCATGACCGTCACCAACAAGTCCTAAACGCTTCGCTTCTTGCGATGCTTTAGTGATTCTTGCTTCTGTAATAAATTGAGAGAACTGTTTCACGTAGTCAATTTCTGATGGATAAGTTTCTTGTTGGATTCAATATAATACAAACCTACTGCTTGCATGTGCTTATATTTATCTATGGCACCAGTTAGGGCATAGAAAAACTTCTCAAAGTCTTGGATCTCCTTGACCATGATCTGTTTCCTACGAGTCTTCTGTGTCTTATAGACTTCGATTACCTCGTCAATTAGCTGGTTCAATTCTGATGACTGCTTCATTGAGTCTAATACCCTCCTTAGTTTTACCTCGACCCTTGAGTCGAATATCGACTGAAGTTGTCTTAGCAATTTCATTAACAAGTTTAGCATCGATTGGTTTCAATTGACTATCGGTCATAACATAGTTAGCCGTTCTGTCACTTCCCATACCAAATAGCGATTCACCTGTCAGAGATTCTCTGACAAGTTCTAATTTGAATACCATGAATAATTTATCACCCTCAGGTTGTCTTCTTGAACCAAGTATGTTCTGCAATCTCTCATTCAATCCACCTTCTTTCTTTGCTTTCTCTATCATTCTCTTCATGATAGGTTGCTCTTGTTTTTTAGGTCCCTCAAATGTTTGTGACAACTCATCTAGAACTGCTGCGACCTCTTTTATTTGAGCACCACCCATACCACCCTTCTGTGCTACCTTGAATAACACGTTGTTGAGCACCTTTACTGTACCCTCTATACCTGCTGAAGACAACTGATAAGCACCACCATATTTCATAGAGCACTTGTGCTTCTTACCATTCTTTATAAACAAAACATCAGTTTTAGGTTCAGGACTACCACCACCTAGTTGTCTGAATGACTTATAGAACTGTTGATTTGGAAAGTTACCTTGTATCTTGAACATCATCTCATCTGCCACGTCCTGTACTGTCTGCTCTACACCTTTCATACGTGCCAGGTTGATGACTCCCTGCTCCGTCAGAGTAGGGTCTTTTATATTACTATAAGCAGACTTCATTATAGCATATTCAAATTGTTTTCCTCTATCGATTGCCATTACTGCATGTTCTTTAGTGTTTCCTCATCAGCATAGTCCAAAGCAGGTGCTGTCTTACCAAAAGTTTTTTTGATTACCATCATATATTCCTTACTAACTTCTAATCCTGTAACAGGACAGTCAAAGTTGAATCCTTCTGCTGTTCTAATTCTATTTGCAGATGGTGTCTTCAGTTTATTATCTCTATAAAATTTGTCACCATTCTGTTCATATATCCACTGTTTAGATGCCCACTTATACTCAGGAATCTCCTGCCATGCACTGTTTTCATCCTGATTTGTTATAGACCAACGTTGATAGTTGGGTGTATCATAGAAAGCATACGCATTACAATTAGGACCGTAAGGTGTCAGATCATATTGTTGTTTACATCTTATCATAACCCACTGATACTTGGCGTTGAAACTCCAAGCCCAGTGCCATTGTTTAAGATTCACATCAGGTTTATTTAGAACTGAATTCACACAGTTCTCTAGTGCATCGGCAATCCAATCAGGTACATTCTCTCTATAATGAGCGTTCCTTTGTTCTTTTGTGAACAAAAATACCCTACCTGTACCAAATATTTGGTCACCTACTTCACCAGTTACAAAACAATTCTCTTCATCATTTTTGTATGGTATTATATGTGTCCGTAAAGCATATTTTTCATTAGTTATCCCATGATTTATAGCATTCAAGTTACCATACTTACCACTCTTTAGATCATTATATGCTGTGATGTTTTCTATCTTAGTGCTCTCATCATAGTGTACATTTATTTTTATTCCTGCTCTAGCAAAACCATATAATGGAACAGTACTATCAATACCTCCTGACCACATGAGATTGATCTTCCTACCATTCGCTTTCTCTACCATATAGTTTACAGCATCTTCTACCACCAGATCATAAGACATAGAAGTGTATGTGTTTAGTGGTATCGGTGATATTATCTCATACTTATGTTTATGCTTCAGATGACCATTCCTACAAAGCATACGAGTACCAAAGTACCTGTTTATCTCATTCTCACTATGATAAAAGTATGGATTAGCAGCATTTCTACTACCATATTTTGTATACTTAGGAGCATACTTAGTATCAATTTCGTAGGGTGTATCCATCACATGTTACCCCCAAACACAGACTTTTGTAGTGCATACCACTCTTCAGTATCATCTAATCCATCAAGATCGTTATCATATAACCTCTTCCTGTTAGATGAGGGAAACTTTAGTTTATTATCTCTATAATATTCATCACCATTCTGTTGATATATCCATTCTTTGAGTGGCATTTTATATTCTTTTGGTTTACTCCAAGAACTATTCTCATCTTGGTTTGTATATCCATACCTATTCCAGTTAGGTGTGTCAAAAAAACTAAAACAATTATCGTAAGGAGCAAAGGGTGCTATAGCACCATAGTATCTGATGCTACGAACTGCTGCTGTCTGATACTTAAACATATAACTTCCTGCCCACATCCATTGCTTTAGACTAACACCTTCTTTGTTCAAGGCATAGTGCATAGTATCATAAGTCAGTTCATCTATCCTCTTGGGTATAGTTTCTCTGTAATCTCTGTCCCATGTATGAGATGGGAAGGCAAATATCTTTCCTGTACCGAATATTTGGTCACCAATCTCACCTGTGACGAACATATTGTCCTCATTTATGTAAGGTTCTATGCCTTTCCTTACACTCATACCTGCTTCATAGGGACTAGAATCAATAGTATTGTCGTGATGGTGCATGATCACAGTCATGTTGGGATAACGATCCCAAGTTAGTTTCTCAAAAATATATGGTGCTTCCTTCTCTACTTGTGGATCACAATGTACATTGATAGACAAACCTGTATTGTGTAGAGCATAAAATGCAGTGGTGCTATCAATTCCACCTGACCATAGTAAATTTATTTTCCTACCGTCAGCATATTTTACACATAGATCTGCTGCATCTCTACAACATTGATCTACATTCATGTCTGTGTGAAAATTATTATCTACAAACTCTGGTAGTGGTGATATAACTTTATATTTTCTCTTCGTTGGTAATAATCCTGCCCTACAAATACATCTCAAACCCATCCATCTATTCAACTCATTCTCTTCACTCAGGAAAAAAGGACGATAACGAATAGTATCATAATATTTTGCAGAGGGCAAGTACTGCGATGGCCACTCAAGATATTTCATGGTATGTATTATGTAGCACAAAAAAAGGGAGGTAAAACCTCCCTCTGATCACTTGATAGTGTATTTATTTTGTTTCTTTGATAGAATCTACAAGTCCTTCTGGGAACATGTCTGCGTACTTATCATAGATGTATGCAGTTGCTTCTTTGAATCTTGACTTCTCCTCATCAGACATTGTGACAACGTTGATGTTCTCTTCTTTACAAGAGGACTTCACTATGTCAATGTCTTCAACAGACCATACTCTTTCTGCTCTAGCAGCATCGAATGATGCTTCTTGAATCTTCGCTTGAAGATCTGCATCTAGACCATTCCAGAACCCTTCACTTACAATAATTGATGTAAGGAATAGACTGTGAGATGTGTCGTTGATTGTATTCATACACTCATTCTGCTTCAGACCGAAGAAGCGAGGGTATGTTGACTCACCACCAACGATGATTCCTGACTGGACACCTTCGTTGATTTGCTCTAGTTCGATTGGTACAGTCTTTGCACCAACGCACTCTAGAGTTTCAATTGCGATAGGAGATTTGTTACAGCGTAACTCAAGACCTTCAAAGTCTTCTATCTTGTGTATTTCTGCGTTAGCAGGAATATTTCTGTATCCACCTGAGTATGTGAATGCTAAACCTTTTACTCCGCCCTTCTCTCCTTTAGCAGGATCTGCTAAACCGTCAAGAAGTGACTGTCCGATAGGACCTTCAAAGACATTGGTTGCGTGATCGTGATCACGGAACAAGAATGGCATATCTAATGCCCAGAAGTCTTTGTTATGCTTACGACCTAATGTTGAGGTATACATCTGGGAGACCTCAATCTTCCCTTCTGCCATTAGTTCGAGCAAGTCATGCTTAGTAATTGACTCACCATTATTATACTTCTCAGCGTACTCAGAGAGTGTGAGGATTTCGATATTCAAAGCACCAGGTGCTATTTGCTCCATAGATGCTTTGAACTTTCTCGCAGCTCTAAGAAACAATTCAATTGGTTCGTGTGCTAAAACCCATCTAATTGTTTTCATGAAATGATTCCTTATAGTTTAAACCTAATAGTATTTATTAGATGTAGACTTTCTCTGTAGCAGAAGTTGTCTTACGCTGCCAGTCGCTTCTGTTCCAGAGACGCTCGTGTAAGATATAAAGTGTGGAGTTTATGACCAGTGCCATAAGTCCGATTGTAAGACCTTTCCAAGGGTCACCTGATACGATCCAACCGATTACTGAGTTGGTTACCATCATCCAGCTACGCCATGTAACTGCTTTCGTGATTGTGCGAGGAAAACGCTCGAACCACTTAGGATTAACAAAAGACATAATGTTTTTTGATATAAAAGTGTTGTGTTAGAACGATCTTTTTCAATAGGCAGCGTTACTCCTAGTTCAGTTGACCCTTTTGTACTGTTTTGTTACAGTGCTTTTATTTAGTAAGTATAAATTCTACAGATCTCCTTCTTTTCTGTTCTCAGAATAATACTCTGAGAAGTGTCCTTCAGGAAATCTCTTCGATAACTTCTCTATATTCATGTCAGTTATCTCATCAAGAGAGATGTCTAGTGCCATGCATGCCTGTGCCACATACCATAGTATGTCTCCCAGTTCTATCTTGAGATGCCTTACATTGTCTTCATTATATGGTTTACCTTGGAAGATTATCTTCTTTACTATCTCCAAGAACTCACCACCTTCTGCTGACATACCTACAGCAGCAGTCAATAGTCGATGCATCTCAGATGTCTCTTCTAGATCTCTTATGCGATTGATAAATGCTACATGATTCTTTGATTCGTCACTTGTTACTTGGTTTACGAACTTGACGTACTTACTATCAAAATTTGAAGTCATCGAATTTAGATTTGGATTGTGATTGTTCTTTTTTATTGTGTTGTACAACTTCGATATCTTCTACAATATCTTGTTGTGCTCCCTGTTCTACATCATACAGTCTCATTTTCGCTCTGTCAATGCCTACAACAAATCTTTTGTTGATTGTCGGATCATTGTAACGATTCTTCAACTGTTTGACCATTATTTGATTAAGTCCCTCCAACTCTTCTGTGCTAATAAGAGCAAACATAAGATCAGCAGTGGCAGGGAGACCAAAAGATTCACTTGTGTCAGTAAGATTAGGGTCAGAACTAGCAAAACCAGACCTAGTAGTTTGCGTAGCTGAGACAATTGG